ATCAAGATTCAAGACCAGTTCGCGCAAGGCGGCTGGGAAGATTCATTCAACGACTTCATCACCGATCTGGTGACATTCCCCGCAGCATTTGTCAAAGGTCCGATCGTGCGCCGTCAGCGCACACTGGGCTGGAAGCAGGACGCTATGGGGCGTACTGTGGTTGAGCCGATCGAGAAACTCGGCCCAGAGTACGAGCGTGTTGACCCCTTCCGCATCTATCCTGAACCCGGAATCAGTAACCTCCACGAAGGTTATTTATTCGAGCATCATAGAATGACTCGCATGGAACTCTCCGACCTTATCGGTGTTCCGGGCTACGACGATGACGCTATCCGTGCCGTGCTTGAGATTGGCAACGGTCAGTCGTGGATCAACGAGGATGTGGAACTCCAAAAGGACGAGGAGGAGCGCAAGTACTATGCGTACATGCGGCCAACCACTGAGTTCGACGCGCTTGAGTTCTGGGGCAAGATCAGCGGTCAGATGCTGATCGAGTGGGGTATCGATGAGGCAGATGTGCCTGATCCCGCACGTGAGTACGACGCCAACGTCTGGCTCGTGGGTAACTATGTGATCAAGGCGGTGCTGAACTATGACCCCCTCGGGGAGAAGCCGTATGCCAAGACTTCGTTCATTAAATGCCCCGGTGCTTTTTGGGGTAAGGGCATCCCGGAGATCATCGAAGACCTCCAAGGTGTCTGTAACGCAGCGGCTCGTGCACTTGTTAATAACATGGGCATCTCCAGTGGTCCGCAAGTTGAGGTTAATCTCGAACGCATTCCCGCCAACGAAGACATAACCCAGCTTTCACCTTGGAAGATATGGCAGACGACCAACGATCCGTTGGGCTCCACTGCACCGGCGATCAGGTTCACGCAGCCTGACTCACGTGCTCAGGAGTTGATGGCTGTCTACGAGAAGTTCAGTAAGCTGGCTGATGATCACTCCGGCATCCCGGCGTACGTGTACGGCGACCTGAATGTACAGGGCGCTGGCCGCACGTCGTCTGGTCTGTCGATGCTGATGGGCGCAGCCGGTAAAGGTATTCGACAGGTGGTGATGCACATCGACACAGATGTGGTCAAACCGATCGTCTTGCGCCAGTTTGTGTACAACATGCGCTACGACGAAGACGAGTCAATCAAGGGCGATGTTCAGGTGATTGCCAAAGGTGCGATCAACCTTGCCGTCAAAGAGACGGTCAACATTCGCCGTATCGAGTTCCTTAACGCAACCGCCAATCCGATCGATATTGAAATCATCGGTAAGGAAGGACGCGCCACCATCCTGCGGGAAGTGGCGAAAGGGTTGCAAATGCCTGTGGACGAGGTTGTCCCGTCTCGGGAGAAGTCTGCTTTTATGGGGCAGGTGCAAGCTCTGGCAATGGCTCAGGCCGCACAGCAATCCCCTGAAGGCGGTACGCCGCAGTTACCTGACGGCTCTCCCAAAGGCGGTATGGCAGCGAACACGGTACAAAGCCGTGCTAGTGGGAGGGCAGCATGATTAAGCCTGATCCGCGAATCATCAAGTTGATGGCGACCATCACTCGGCAGCATCCGGATTTTCTGGAGTGGCTGGGCGAATGGCGTATGCGGGAGCTTGAGCAATTACCACTGGCGGCAAACAATACAGCACTGATGCAGGGGCGGTGCCAAGTATTGGGTGAACTGTACAAGTTCGCCAAAGACTCCCCTGAACTAGCGGCAAAGTCATTATAAAACTCGCCGTCTAATCACGCACACCGATAGGAGCGTTCAACATGGCACTTCCAGAGCAGATTCGTAAACAGACTGAGGCTGTACAGGAGTTGTATAAGCAACTCAATGGAGCAGACAACAACACAGGCGGAGACAACCCTCCCGCCGATGGCACTGTCACGCCACCAGATGATGCTACCCCCACTCCGCCGAAAGCCGACAGTAATCCTGTACCGAATGATGCTACGCCGTCACCAGAGGGTGAGCACAATACTGGTGATATAAGCCCTGAAGATGACCCAAACTCTGAGACTTATGCTCAGAAATGGCGTACTTTACAAGGTATGTACAACGCCGAGGTTCCGCGTCTGCACCATCAGAACCGCGAACTGGTAGGCCGCCTACAGAATCTGGAACAATTGATTGCATCGATGTCTGCTACACCGCAGACCCCAGCCGCACCTCCGTCAGTTGAGAAACTGGTGTCTGACAAAGAGGTTGAGGAATACGGTGAGTCGATCGATGTCATGCGTAAGGTAAGTCGGGAGGAGTTGACGCCCGTTGCCCAGCGTCTGGCCAAGATCGAAGCAGTACTGCAGCAACTTCAAGCCAACGTAGTACCGCAGGTTCAGGCGGTGGCACAGAAGCAGCAGATGACATCGGAGCAGAAGTTCTGGTCTGATCTTGCGACCGCAGTGCCAAATTGGCGGCAGGTCAACGACAACGAGTCATTCCAATCATGGCTCTTGGAGGCTGATCCGCTGACTGGCATTACTCGCCAGACGTACCTTGAAGACGCGCAGCGTTCGCTGGATGCGCCGCGTGTGTCTAATTTCTTTAGGACTTGGCTTGAGGCTACTGGACAAGCCGCAGTTGCTCAATCCACCGGTTCTGTAAATGCTGCTGCATCTGAGTTGGAGAAGCAGGTAACTCCGGGGCGCTCACGCGCTGCGGGCGCACCGTCGCCAACCACCACAGCAAAAACTTATGCCCCGAACGACATCCAAAAATTCTTTAACGATGTTCGTGCGGGTAAATATAAGGGCAGAGAGCAAGAGCGGGATCGTATCGAACGCGACATTTTCGCCGCACAGCGGGAAGGTCGTATTGTTGCTAACGCCTGATTAGAGGAGTTTTATCATGTCTTATCCTAACTCGCCCGGCAAGCCGAATTACAGCGGTAACTTTATCCCTGAGATTTGGTCCGGCAAACTGATCGAGAACTTCTACGACGCCACCGTGCTCGCAGCTATCTCGAATACCGACTACGAAGGCGAAATTCGCCAGTACGGCGATACCGTCAATATCCGCACCACTCCGGAAATCACCATCCGTGAGTACGTCAAGGGTCAAACCCTGACCGTGGAGAACCCGGACAAGCCGAAGATTCAACTGCTGATCGACAAGGGCGAGTACTTTGCTTGCGTCGAAGACGACGTGGACAAGGTTCAGTCGGACATCAACCTGATGGATACTTGGTCGAAAGACGCTTCTGAGCGTATGAAGATCAAGATCGACCAGCGTGTCCTGACCGACATCCTGCCCGGCATCGCTGCTACCAACAAGGGCGCTACCGCAGGTGAGCAGTCCGGTTCGTTCAATCTGGGTACCAGCGGCGCACCGCTGACCGTGACCAAAGACGGCGCATCTTCGACCACCCCCGTGGTTGATCTGATCGTTGACATGGGCACCGTTCTGGATGAGGCCAACGCCCCTGAGTCGGATCGTTTCATCGTGATCCCGGCCAAGATGGCTAACCTGATCAAGAAGTCGGAACTGAAAGACGCTTCGCTGTCTGGCGATAGCATGTCGGTTCTGCGTAACGGTCGTCTGGGTATGATCGATCGCTTCACGATCTATGTCAGCCACAACCTGAACGTATCTTCGGGCAAGTACAGCATCATCGCTGGCCACAAGATGGGCTTCACGTTTGCCTCGCAGATGACGAACATGGAAACCATCCGTTCTGAGTCTACCTTCGGTAACATCATCCGTGGTCTGCAAGTCTACGGCTACAAGGTTACCAAGGGCGAAGCACTGGCTCAGGCCGTTATCCAGTTCGCTTAATCTGATAGGAGGATTAAATCATGGCTGCTTATACTGATACCCTTGGCTTTAACAAGGGCACTGCCGCGTATCCGGCAAATAACCACGATGTCAACAAGTTCGAAGTTGAACTGAACTTTGCTACCATCGTCGCTGCTCGTTCGGCTGCTGGTGCTACTGCACTGGCTGCTGGCGACACGCTGCAGGTGATCAGCCTCCCGGCTGGTTCGGTTGTTCTGTCCGCTGGTCTGATGGTGACCAAGGCTGAGACTACCAACACCACAGCTACGTTTGATCTGGGCTACACCGGCGGCTCTCCGGCTGCTGCTAACGCCTACGCAAACGATGCAGCGTCCAACGCGCTCGGCCTCAAAGCTGCTGATCTTGCAAACCCGACTGTCGTTGCGTCGGCAGATACTATCGATCTGCTGATCAACACTGCAGTTCCGACGGATTGCATCGTCAAGGCGTTTGCGGTTGTCGTCAACGCAAACTAAGCTGATGGGGGCTTCGGCCCCCAGCTTTTGAGGAGATTGTTATGGGTCTTTATACCGGCATAGCACAAGATAATGTCACTATTAATAGTGGCACTATCAATGCGACCAATCTCTCTGTAGCAAATAACATCAAGTCTACTGCCCCAGTTATTAAGACTGCGGCGTTTACTCTTGGCGCTACGGAGAATTACGTTGTCTGTAATGGCTCTGCATCGATCACTGTTACGTTACCGACTGCTTCGGCAAATACGGGTCGTTCCGTGACGATCAAAACCATTGCTGCATACACTGTTGTTTCCGCTTCATCTAACGTGAAGCCTATCGATTCCAACACCGCTGGTACCGCTATTCTGGGTAACACGGCTGGTAAGTGGGCTACGTTGGTGTGCGACGGCACCAACTGGGTAGTTATGGCCACTGGCTAATAGGATGGGGCTTCGGCCCCTCCTCTTTATAGGATTCTGTTATGCCTACCAATCTGACTGGCAACTCGATTGCCGACACGTACGACCAGCTACTGCATGTGAACGACGGGCCCGAGGCTACCGAAAAGGTCGTCTATAGTGGCACTGGCGTGGCCACTGCATTAAAGGTGGGTACGCAGTCAGCATCGGTGGACAACATCAAGTTGGATGGCAACACCATCTCGACAACTGATACAAACGGTAATCTCGTGCTCTCACCAAACGGCACGGGTGAGGTTACGGTTGATAACTTAGCGATTAGCGGCAATACCATATCGAGCACTGATACGGATGGCGACATCATCCTCGCCCCAAACGGCACTGGTACGGTCAACATCGACAAAGCAAATATTACTGGCGGATCAATCGGCGGTGCGGTGTCGTTCGCCGGTGGTTCATTTACAAGCATAACGCTAGTATCCGCTACTACGATTACGGGTGTTACAACCACAAACGGCGGCAACTTGCGCCTGACTGGTAATACACTAAGCAGTACTGATACTAACGGGAATATCACTATCTCTCCGAACGGCACTGGTGAGATCGTCATGACCAAGCCAATGGGCTATGGTGGTGCCAGCACTGGCGGTACAGTCACACAAGATACCAGCAAGTCTACGGGTGTTACGCTGAATAAGTTATGCGGCCAGATTACGATGCACAATGCCGCACTGTCGCAAGATACCTCTGTGTCGTTTGTATTGACAAACAGCTATATCGATACCACTGATGTACTCATTGTGAATATTGCGTCTGGCGGAACCGCCGGTGCATACGCAACGCAGGTCGAACTTATTAGTTCCGGCTCATGCCGCATATCGTTGTTCAACCATAGTAGTGGCAGCTTATCAGAGGCGGTCGTGTTGAACTTTGCTGTAATCAAAGCAGTCAACGCATAGGAGTAATCATGGCCAAGACCCCAACGTGGCAGCGCAAGGAGGGACAAGACCCAAAGGGCGGATTGAACGCAAAGGGTCGTGCGTCATATAACAAGGCGACCGGCGGTAATCTGAAGCCCCCAGCGCCGAACCCGAAAACCAAAGAAGACAAAGGACGGCGTAAATCGTTTTGCGCCCGGATGTCCGGGATGCCGGGACCTATGAAAGATGAAAAAGGACGTCCGACCCGTAAGGCGTTGGCGCTCAAAGCATGGAACTGCTGACCTGTACTCGTTGTAATAACGAGAAACCCGGAACTACTGAGTTCTTTCCGCCCCATAATAGGAAGCGTAATG